AGATAACTATAATGCTTTTATGCGTGAGTACTTAAATAGGTACTTACTTAGCCGTTCTGTCAAACCAATTGAAGAAACGCAGCGTAAAATCATGGCAGCTATTATAGCGCAAGGGGTTGAAGAAGGTATTGGAACGAATAAGATAGCTGCAAGGCTTCGCGAATTAACAGCTAATCCTGCGCGGGCAAAGTTAATAACCAGAACTGAAACGGGAAGGGCAATGAATACGGGTGCAATGTTTGCCGCCGCTAATAGTGGTGTTGTGGTGAACAAGGTATGGGATAGCGCACAGAATAATAGAACGCGCAGGATACCGCGCAATAAAACAGACCATTTGCGAATGGATGGAATTACAGTACCGTACAATGAACCGTTCTTTGTTCCTGGCATGAATGGCTTTGAGGCTATGATGTACCCAACCGATCCGCAAGGTAGCGCAATGAATGTATGTAATTGCCGTTGTGCTGTTTCATTTGTGCCAACGGGTGAACTACGCCAACCAATTGGCGGGAATGAATTTGATACGGTAATAAATTTTGTGTTAAATAATTTAGTAACTTTGAACATAATAAATGCGGCATCAAATGAGTAATAAACTTTTTGCAACAAAAGATATATCAGAAGCGGTAATTGATGTTGACAAAGCAACAAGGACGGTTAAAGCCGTCTGGTCGCATATTGGCAATAAAGACTACGATAACGACATTATCGCTAAAGGAGCGTTTGATAGAACAATTAGAGAGCGCGGCCCCAATGGTAAAAAACTTATTTGGTCATTAGTGGATCATTACTCTAGTACTAAGCACGCTTTTGGTAAACCAAAGGAATTATATGTCGAAGGCAATAGATTAATAGCTGTTACAGATATCGTAATGACTGACGCAGGGGAGGATATTCTAAAACTGTATGACGCTGGATGTATAAATCAACATTCAATTGGGTTTTCTACCGTTGTGGATGAATACGACAAGGCAAATAACGTAAGAACGATTAAAGAGGTTATTTTATACGAAGGTTCGGCGGTGCTTTGGGGGGCAACTGATTTAACGCCTACTTTAGACGTTAAAGCATTAACAAAGCCACAGCAACAGAAGAATATTTATGACCGATTAGAAAGGCTTAAAAGCGCAATTCGTAACGGTTCATTTACCGATGAAACATTCTCTTTACTAGAGATAGAATTTTGCCAACTGCAAAAAGCAGTATCAGAAATTGAGGGCACGAAGAAAGCCGATGAGGATACTCCGCCGCCTGTTGATACAAAGTTGCTAGAGGCGTTCATTAAAATAAATCAAAAATTTAAAATTAATTAAAATGAGTTTAGAATTAGAAGTAAAAAAGTTTGGCGAGAACATTGATTCTCTAAACCAAAAACTTGAAAAATTTGGCAATGACGCCGATGATGGTAAAAAAGCAATTGCCGAAATCAGAGAGCAATTAAAGGGCATTGATAGCGAAGCGAAGTTGCAAGAACTTGATGTTAAAATGCAAAGACAATTTGACGACCTTGCTACCAAGCAAAAGACTCAAGCGCCTAGTAAGAAGTCTTTTGGTGAAGCATTTGCCGAAGGTATTGAAAGCGAATTTAAGGCTATCCAAGATTCAATCGCTCGTGGTCAAAAGCATAAATTCCAATTGAAAGCAGTTGGTAACATGACTTTAGGGAACAACCTTAGTGGCGACAGCGTAATGAACTATGGCCGTAACGCTATCTTACCAGCGCAGAAAACAAACTTTAGAGATTTAATCCCTACTTCTAACAGCTCTACCTTAGTACAAGCGTACTATCGTGAAACTGCTGGTGAAGGTGGTGTAGCTGTTCAAACAGAAGGTTCTGCAAAAGGTCAGATTGATTTTGATTTCAGCGAGATTAAAACTGTTAACAAGTATATTGCTGGTTTCGTTCGCTTCTCAAAGCAAATGACAACCGCATTACCATGGATGCAGTCTACTTTGCCTCGTTTGTTGCTTCGTGAATTCTACGGTGGCGCAGCAGGTGAAAACACAACTTTTTACGGCACTGTTAGCGGCGCTGCAACTGGTTCAACCACTACTGCTGAAACAGATGATGTAAAGCAAATTATTGACTACATCGCAAATCAAAGAACTGCAAAGTTTGCTGCTTCTTTCGGTTTAGTTTCTCATGCTCAATTGGCACGTTTAAATAAGTTGACTTATACCAACGGATACTATTCTGGTTCTGGTGGTGTGTTGACTAACGTAGACGGTTCAATGCAGATTAGCGGTATGCCAGTAGTTCCAGTTGATTTCGTTGCTGACGATAAGATTCTTATCGTTGACAGAGATTACTTAGAAAGAGTTGAGGCACAAGGTTTAACTATTGAATTGTTTGAGCAAGACAGCGATAACGTTCAAAAGAACTTGATTACTGCACGTATTGAGTGCTTAGAAGAAATCAATTTGATGTTCCCTTCAAGTGCGATTTTTGCTGATCTAGGTAACGTAGCATAATAACTACTAACCACTTATAATAACGGCCTCATAGAAATATGGGGCTGTTTTTTTGGTGGTATGGAATAATAAACTATCTTAGCGAAATAATCGGGACCACGACCGACCGACGCCAAGGAAATTGAAAACACTTATAACTAACTTTTATGTTAAATAGCGCACAACAGAATGGGAAGAAAAAAGGCTCTGCTTCAAAAAATGGTTTATTAGAAATTAGTCAGAAAGCGGCTCAAACTCAAAACCGTCAGCTTTGGCAGCGCTGTCTATTAATCTCGCAAGTACTTTATTCGCCTCAATAACTTCTTTTAGCAATACTTCTTCTGCTTTTTCTTTATCGCCGTTGCAGTCTTTCAATATTAGATAGTATAATATTCTTTCTAATAAAACGCCATTTCTTGTATTGGCTACATTTGACATAATTTCAGAACCTGAACTCATAGTGTATATTTTACTACAATATACTAAAACTGCTCGTTTCCCTCGCTTTGCCTTGTTTTTTTTCTTCCCATTCTTCCCGCATCGGGGTTGCCATGCTCCGCAATATATGTCAACCCCTACACAATGCTACCTAAGTAACATAATATTGAGTTATAATTGTTTTCAATAATTTCCTAGTGAGTTCACTTCGTTCACGTTTGGGCGTCGGTATATTGCGAATTTAAACACTTCATTCGTTGGCACTTATTACGATTAAATTCGCAAATACTTTGTCGGTCGTGGTCGTTGTATTAAATAATCCCCTATCTTCGTATCCATCTCTGACGGCAGTTTGAATGAATCATGTTATTTTGTTTACCCCTTTAGTTTCTACTAAGGGGGTTTTTGTTTCTATAAATTGCTTAACTTTGGTTCTATGAAATCAAAAGTAATAAGGGCGTTCACTTGCGTTAATACACGCATACGCTATAATGTAGGCGATGAATACAAGGCAGATGATAGCAGAATAAAATACCTTACAGATAAAGGTTATTTAGCTGCCGTAAACATAACAGTTGCTGAACCTTTAGCCCACATACCTAAAGCTGAAGTAGCTGCACCGAGTAAGGCCGAAGTAAGCCAACATATCAAACCTAAACGCAAACGCAATGAGTCCAAATAACTACGTTTTAGAGAAATACGCAACGCCGTTAAGCTCAACCGAACCGCTAACTTTGGCGCAAGCTAAAGCGTATATGAATATTACAAGCGATTCGCAAGATACGCTCATTACAGAATTAATCGTAACAGCAAGACAAGGTATTGAAAAACTAACGGGTTTATCTTTAGTTCCGTCCACTGTTGTGGCATTGATAGATAATAGTGATGGCGATATTGAGTTGCCGTTAGGGCCTTACGTTAAAGAACTTGATATTGCAGATGTAGCCGGCGATGCAGTAACAGATTTTACCCTACGTGGTTTGCAGTTTAAGACCCTTTACGAGCCATGCACAGATTATTTAGTATGTACGTACAAGGCGGGATACACAGCGGCTGCATTTGAAACATATCCACTATTGCCGAATGATTTACTAAACTGCATCAAAGATCAGGTATCATTCTTATTTGAGAATAGGGGCGAGAATGGTTCACATGGTTACAGCGAGAAGGTTTACCGTACCGTTAGAAAATACACCCGCAACCCTTTGTTTATATGAAAATACAAAAAGGCGTTTTACAGATTAGTACATCAAATATGCGTGAGGCGTTGGTATTAAATACCGTCACTTACGCAAAGGATGCCAACTATGATATGATTGCTACCAGTACGGCGTTAAAGACCATATTCGCAGCGGTTGACGAGCAACAAGGTAGTAGAATATTGGAGTTGTCGGGGGTAACCTTTAAGCGGGTTTATAAGATACATTGTCGCTATGACGAGGCCATTGCGCTTACTTCTACATTCACTTACAAATCGCAATTACTAAAGATACACGCCATTAACAATCTAAGCCAGCTTAACCGATATTTTGAGATATTAGCCTACACAGATGTCTAAAGGATTTCGCATATCAACAGAGGGCTTTAAATCGCTAGAAAAGCGGTTAGAGAAAATGAGCAAAGAAGCTGTTAATGAGGTGAGCGATGTTGTAGACAATCATGTCTTTGATATTAATAGGGAGCAGATAAGTGCAACCGTTGTAGATC